AATTTCACATATTGGAAAACTTAAAGGGGCATCATTATCTAACACATTTATTATTTTTGATGAAGCAGAAGATGCGACTCAAAGACTTTTTAATTGTGTAATCACGAGAATATCTCACGGGTCAAAACTTGTTATTATTGGCGACCCATCCCAAAGTAGTCTTCATTGTGGAGGCTTTTTTCATATTGGGGCGCATAGATTATTTGATACTCCAGATGTAGGGGTTGTTTGGTTTCCTAAAGGTTCATGTGTAAGACACCCTATAATTCCTCATGTATTAACTGCTTTGGCGGCTTAATCAAAAAAAAAAAGGTTGCCAACTTTTGTTGGTAACAGTTCACCAAGCTTAATAATGACAAACCTTAACGGAAATCCCCGTCTCCTTGAATAGTACCCGCATTTTTCCGTTTTGTCAATTTATTAGTATTATCGTCCATGACAGTTTTCAAATCACTATTCAATTCATAGGCTAGTTCGTCTATTGTCAAGAACAGAATGAATAGGGAGGATTCACAAAAAACCTGTAAAAGAGACAAGTCTTGATAATTGGAGTCACCACGAACATATTTTTTGATAAGCCCAGCTAATGTTCCCGACGCAAGATTAAGAGTCATGTAAGTCGAGAAAAAATCAGATTTTTCAAGACTTTTATTAAATTTCGACTCTTGATAAATTTTAGCATTAACTAGAAAATTTTTGACAGAGCGATAACCGAGGTGAATACACAAACGAGTCACATAGTAAAGTATATCGCCTAGTTCTAAAAGCAACTTGGTTCGTTCTATGTCTAAAACACTTTCTTCGACCTCTAGCTCACCTTCTTGATGAGCCATAAGCAAAGCAAAAGAGTTGTTAACCAATTCGTTGATTTCACTAATCAAACCGAGAGTGACGTATTCCAGTGATTTTTTTGAAGGATATACGACAGTAGTGCTTGTGAACTCCCAGTAAGAAGTTAGTGCATTAACAAAGTCTTTGTCGGTGGATTGACGCATAATTTAATCTTAGTTGATACCAGTTATATATATAATAGCACTTCTAAACTAGATTGTCAAGGGGTTTTTGCAAATCTGTGATAAGACGCATAAAGTTAAGGAAAGTTTCGCCCATTTTTTTGATGTGAGTTTCGATAAACTTTGAATAGGGTTTTGGATGTTAAAAAGGAATAAAACATTAAAGTTATATTTGCACCCTGGTCAACAAACAGTATTTGTTAGTCCTAAAAGATTTAAAGTATTAGTGAGTTCCCGAAGATACGGTAAATCGAGACTTATGTTGACAATGATTATAGATAAGGCACTCAATTATAAAGGGGCGTATGATAAAGCATCACCGCCTGTAGTTTTATTGGGAATGCCCTCATTAAAACAAGCCAAACAAATTCATTGGAATCCTTTAGTAAAATTATTAGATGGGCATCCTGGAATAGAGAGAATTTATAAATCTGAATGTCGAATTTCAGTTAAAGGAAACAAACCGGATATAATTTTAAGGGGTTTAAATGAGGACAATGGAGACAATTGTAGAGGGTTAAAAATTTATTTCGCAGGATTAGATGAAATGCAAGACGTTAAACCTATAGCATGGTCGGAAGTTATTATGCCAGCATTAATTGATACAAAAGGGTCATGTGCTTTATTAACAGGTTGTGTGGCTCCTAACACCTTTGTCTTACCTAGACAAGGCATGACAGAAATTGTTGAATTTAATCAGGATAGTTGTGCAAAAGAGTATCAACCGCTAAAGGATGTTGAACTTTATGGACTCAATAATGAATTTCATAAAGCAGATTCTTTTTTTAATAATGGATATACCAATACCAAAATCATCACATCTTCTTTTGGATTCACTTTAGAAGCTTCTTTAAACCATCCTATTTGGACAAAAAATGGCTGGAAAAAAATGGAAGAACTAAAAGAGGGGGACACAGTGGCTATAGCACATGGTATGGACATTTGGGGTACGAAAGACCCTATAGATGGTTTCAAAATCAAAAGACAATATGTCCCTAAAACAAAAGGTTGGCTACAACCTAATCAAGGCATGACCAAAGATTTTGCCTATTTTCTTGGTCTATGGTTATCTCAAGGAACCCACAAAAAACAAAATGGTAAGTATTACATTACCGTAAAAACTACTACACAACAAATGAGAGAGTTTCTAGAAAGTGGTAAGATTTTAGGGGCTATATTTAAACAAGATGTAGGAAATGTTTGGTCGTATGTAGATAACGATTTAGTAGAGTTACTAAAGCATATAGGGATGTCCACTGTGAGTCGGAGAAGAAGAACCTTACCATTATGGTTGTTTCAAGGGCGTAAATCTTGGGCTATCTCTTTTATTCAAGGGTTTATGGACATTGCTGGTTCGATTGGTACTACAGGTAACAGAGTAGCAAAAATTATTCATTTCACTTGTAATAAAACATTAGCTCAACAATTTCAATTGTTACTTTCTAACTTAGGAGTAATTGCAAAAGTTTTTTTATTACCACATGACCCAGAAATGGCACAATTAGAACTAACTGGTTCACATTTTGACACTTATTGTCAATTAATTGGTTTTGGGTCTGATAACAAAAAAACAAGTAGCCTAGGAGTACAAAAATTAAACCCTCCCGATGAACCCTTTAATTCTAATGACTATTTTTGGGACACTATAGAATCAATTAGTGACTCTGAAAATCAGACTTACGATTTTACAGTACCTAACACAAATTCTTTCTGGAGTAACGGGTTTATTAGTCATAATACACCTAAAGGTTATGGAACTTTTTTTCACAGTTTGTACGAAAATGGGGAAAAATACAAAGATTGGGGTTCTTTCCATCGTACAATTTATGACAACCCCTTTATTCCTCGTGAAGAAATTGAACGTATAAAAGAATCTTTACCAGAAAAAGTATTTAGACAAGAATGTTTGGCTTCTTGGGAAAATTTTGATGGTCAAATTTTTTCTTCCTTATCTACTGACAATATTATTTCTGATGAGAATTTACCTACTTACTTTGAACAAGTATATTTAGGTGTTGACTGGGGGGATGTCAATCCAGCTTTAGTTGTGGTGGGTAAAATGGGTAACACTTACTTTATTATTGATTTCTGGGAAAATCCTAACCCTAATACTGCCATTGAACAACGAGTTCACAACGACAAAGCTCTTCAGTTTGTGAGTGAACACAATGTGAGCCGTTCATTTGCTGACCCTTCACAACCCGGTAGAATTTTAACTATGAGAAAGTCAGGGATTCCTAAACTTATGGGGGGTTATAATCGTGTTAGTGAAGGTAATGGTATTGTAAACACTTTACTTTATCAAAAACGCTTAATGATAGCCGAATCTTGCAGAAGGGTTTATGAAGATATGGGAGCATATCATCGGGCATCCAAAGAAGGATTTATTAAAGAAGAAGTTGCTGAATCTCAACAAGACCATCTTTGTTTTGCGGCTGGCACACAGGTTTTAACAGAAACAGGATGGCAAAATATAGAAAGCCTGAAAGTTAAAGACAAAGTGTGGTCTTCTAATGGATTAAAAAATATTACTTTCACTGGTTCCCGATTGGCAGAAACGATAGAAGTTAAAGATTACAATTCTTCAGCTATTGTGCGCTGTACTCCAGACCACCCTTTTTACACTTATAATGGTTTGATAAGTGCCGAGAACCTTAGTGTTACGAACCATTTAAAAAATCTTGACAAATCTCAATGGCTGTCACTTATAGGAATTTCTAACTTAGCAGATACACTAGGGTCAAGCCCAGCCCTAGAATGTGTAGGTAAATACTCAATAAACCGAGTATATAACATAGAAGTCGAGGAGTCACACAATTACTTCATCAAAATTGGCTCAAACGCAGTATTAGTGAGTAATTGCGATGCTTTAAGATATGTGTTAGCAACTTTAGAACATAAAAACATCGAAAACATTATCCCAGAGGGTTCTGTCATTACTACACCAGAAAGACCCGTTACAAAGTCTAACTCTTTATTTGCGGGCTTAATATGAACCTAAAATCGCCCAACACTCTAGTAGCGTTGGGTTTTTAAATGGAATATCCAAAAAAAGTAGCATTTGAAATTTTAGAATCTGTCCACCCTGAAGTTGAACAAAATCAGGAACTTTTTAATATGACTGACGACTTATTAGGCGGCGGGCAAAGATTAAAAGATAATTTAGAAAAATATTTAATTAAAAAACCCGATGAAGATGCTGAAATTTACAAATACCGTAAAAGACTCTTCACTTATGTTCCTATTTTAGGGCAATGTTTAGCTCAATTGTTGAATAGAATGACTGCATCTAATCATACTATTAATGGTTTTTCAGAAAGCCCTAAACACAAAGAATTTTGGTCTAAATTTAGAGAATCTGTTAACGGTAATCATCAAAAAGAAAAAGCTTTTATTAAAGATGTTTTCTTTAAACTTTTAAAATATGAAAAAGTATACGCAGTAATAGAAAAAGATTATTTAGACATTTTACCGACTAATAAAAAAGAAGAAGAAGAATTAGGTTTAATGCCTTATATTGCGTTGTATGACCCTCGTTCTGTAATTCACTATCAAGAACTTGATGGAAAGCTAAAATGGATAAAAATTAGAGAATTAGAAACCAATTATAGCCCTGTAGGTGAAACGCAATATTTTCTGAAATGGACATTTATCGATGATACTTTTATTACTAGCTATCGTTGCCCAATGATTTATAGTAATGGAAAACTTGAACCCGATGTCCAATCGGAGTTTAATTCAAGTTCTTATATGATTCCTTTATTTAAACAAGTTGCTCATGAAAGAGGCACTATTCCCGTTGTAAAAATTCAAATTCCTGAAAATCTTTGGGTCACTAAAGAAGCTATATTTTTAGTTTTGGAACATATTAGGGTTCATAATAATTTGACATATACCGCAAATGTTGCCGGTCAAATTCAAAGATTATTTACTCCTATGTCAGAATCCGCAGATAAAATGGTTGACTTGGAAGAAGCCAGAGGTCAAACAGGAAACCATCGAGTATTAATTGGACAAGGATTTACTTTTAATGAAACTACAGGTACTGCTATTAATACCATTGCTGGCTATCTAGGAAAACTAGAAAGTAGAATTAAAGATTTAATTTTTTCTAATGGTATTTCTGCTGGTGATGATAGACCAATGCAAGAATCTGGCATAGCAAAAAGTATGGACTTTATTAGTCAAGAACAAGCTCTTGCCGCTTACGGTGAACAATTATTGTTTTTTCTTGAAGAATGTTATAAATTAGTTGCTTTAACTCAGGGTTTTAGTAAAGAGGAAATTTCTCAAATTTCAGTTTCTGGTCTTAATGAATTTGTTTTAGATACTGTTGACACAAAAGTAAATAGAATTTCCCTTTTAGAGGCTTTAGACACTCCTATTTCCAATACTGCTATGCGCCTAGTGGTTGAAGACCTACAACGAGCTTTAACCCCTAACGCTTCAATTCTTGAACAAGAAATTATTCATAAGGAAACGTTACAAGACTTCTCAAAAGTCGACCATCCTGAACTTGGTTTAGAAGAACTTACGTCTTTAGTCTTAAACCAAATCGTTTCTGTTTCTACTGCTCAAGAATTATTAGGCTTTGACCCCTCAGTAGAATGGGACAGAATTAAAGAACAAATGCTTGAAATGCAAGCTATTCAAAACCCTGAAGGTAAGAACTCACCCACAACTGATTCTGAAGAAACTGAAAAAACTGTTGACCCTTTTGAAACTGTGGTAAATCTAGCTAATGCTTTAGCTACTCTTTCTAATAATAAAACTGAAGATATTCTTGCTTCTGTTAATTTTAATGAAGATATTTCACCTGAAGAAGCAAAACAAATAATTATGATATTAGCTGAAGAATTAGGTAAATTAATTGACGCTACGCCAGAAGAAGTTTTAGAGGGAGTTGGTTATGAGGCGAAATAGAAAGGCTAAAGGCTTAAAAATAAATACCAAAGCCAAAATTAAAGGGTCAATTGCTTATCGCACAAAAGCTTTTGGTAAGTTTAACATATACAGAATCTTTAAAGAATCTGATGTTAAAAGAGATGCTAGTGGGAAATTTACATTTGAGGGAGCCGTAAGTAAAGCTTATGGTAAATTTAATCGTCAACAAAGAAAGGAAAAGATAGCTAAAGATAAAAAATCTCAACTTAAAAATCAAAATCAGGAGTCTCAACCTAATCTTTTAACTCTGGATTCCAAAAGTGCAAAAAAAAATCAACCTAACTCAAAATTGATTCGCATATCTTTTGCTAAAAAGATTAAGCCTCTTTTAGAAAAAATTGAAGAAATAGTTACTCAAAAAAGTAAACCTTTAAGTTCCAAAGGTACAGCTTTACCTAAAGATTCTAGAGGTAAAATAAAACCAGCCGGTATTATGCTAAAATCGGGTGAGCGAAACTTTTCTGTTATGCTAAACAACCTTAAAGAATTTAGAGAGGCTTTTGGAGAATTTTCAACAAAACAAATTTTATTGTCTTATAATATTAGTCTGCTTACTGCTGAAAATAGAAAAAAACTCTTAGATGAATATCGAAGATTTATTAATTTTAAGGCTCCTGAACTTTTTGCTGACGGTCAAGTTTACAATTCTTTAAAAGATATTAGAGCGGCTTTAGTTAAACAAAACGACGTTGACGCATTAAACAAAGAATTTTTTGAAAGCAGGTTAGTTGCTTCTTTTTTAAGTTCTACGACTTGGGCAAAATTAAGCACTATTCCAGAATATAAAGTTAATGAACTATTTAAAGACATTAAATCTGTCAATGATTCTGCAAATTCAAAGCGAAAAGACTTTAAAGCCGCAAAAGAAGCTGGTACATATAAGGTCGAAAAAGTTGCTGACAAAGAGCAAATAGCACAGTTCCTGAAATCAACTATAGACTCCATTAACATTCAAAAAGAAGAACTTATACGAAATGCTTTAATTGCTAACGAATCCGCAAAAGTACCCAAATCTGATAAAGAAATAATAAAAGAAATAGAAACAGAAACAAAACTATTAATTGAGTATGTTACAAAACTTGGTAGAAATGCTGAAGTCGTAGGTGATAGAACTATTCTTAGCAATAAACTCCAAATTAAGGATACGTTTTTAAAAAAATTACCAATTTTAGAATTAATGCAATTACGGGAACAATTACTTTTTGAGATTGGTAATGATGTTGATAAGGCAAGGATTCAACTTTTTCTTTTTAACTTGGAAAAAGATGATATTTATCAAGTCCCAGTTACTAAAATTAAACAGGGGTATCAACTCCATCATGTAAACCAATTTGCATCTTTTGATGTTAATGGTAATCCTTATTTTGCCATTGAAAAAGCTTATGGTAGTAATAGTAAAGATTCACTTAAAGCTATTTCCGAAGAAGATTTGTTAGGCTTAACCGTAAACTATGATGAAAGTGGTAATATATCTTATTTTTATAAAGATTATTTCTCGGAAAAAGGCGCAAAATTAAAAGGTTCTGTTTTTTTAAAAGATTTACCATTAAGTTATTATCGCAATAATTGGGAGTTAATTGTAGACAAAACCGACAACACTATCATTGGGTTTAAAAATCCTGAATCTGGAGAAACTGTTTCTTGGGACAAAGCTATTTCTGAAATGAACCACTCGCCTAAGTTATATCTGGATTTACCCATTGCTTATCATGAGAAGTCTAGAGTCAACAGTTTATATGGTTTATTACACCCTGTCGAAAATTACACCATAAAACCTGATAATGATATTCAAAAATCTCAACTATCAAACCTTTCTGAATTAGCTTCTAAATTAAACGTCTCTAAAAAACTTCAGACAGAATTAGAAGAAGGACTCAAAACAGGAAAGTTAAAAGCTGGTAAAGGTCAAGTAGAGTCTGAAAGACATGATGAGGTTCGTGATAATTTATACTTGTATCGTCGTATCGAACTTTATGAACAAGTTGAAAAAGCAGTAATATCCCTACTTGAAGAAATACCCTCAACAAGTGAAAAAGCTATTATCTCTAATTCCGCTAAGTATAATTACTACAAAAATGGAATCAGACCTTCTTACGTCAATAATTTGACTAAATTAGAGGAAAGATTAGCTTTTTTAACCCAGTCTGCGGCTTCAATAAATGATTTGTTACCCTCAGACCAAAATTCTTCCCAAAGTGAGGCTATTAAAAATATTCAAGAAAAAATAAAGAACACAAAAAACGTGATTAAAGAAATTGATAAGGTAACTAATTTCATAATCAATCAAGGACTTAACGCTGACTATATTAGAAATCACACACCAAGCCAATTCTTTGACTCTGCTATAAAAAATCCTAGAATTTGGGGACTTCCTGCTAATGCTACCCCCAAAATGGTGATGAATGCTATAATGAATGGACTTACTGGCTCGACTCTAACAGACAACTTCCCAAGTTTAGACGACCAATTAAAACCTTTGCCTAAAGAACCAGATATTTCCGATGAATAACAATATCGATTTAACCATCTACTCCCCTTATAATGCTTCACTAATGTTGGCTGTTAATAATCTTTCTGAAGATTTTTGGCTTAATGTGAATGAATACTCCGACAATCAAAATTATTCCTTTTTTGGGTATGCTTTTGGTGGTGGTTCTGCTAAAGATATTCTTAATCCTGATAAGTGGATTTTGATTAAAGATACTGATTTGCTCTCTATACGCCCTTCTGAAAATCCTAACGCCACTCCTGATTCTGTCTACGAATGGGATGTCTATAACGGCTTAGTTATTGGTTTGAAAGATGACCAATTTGAGTTATTTGATTATCACAAAATTCCTTTTATTCATCCTGATATTTTATATGCTAATTATTATTTTTGGATTAACCTTCAGGACAAAATATTTTTTAGACAGTTAAGCTCAAAAGACTTTTAAAGTATTTTAATTGATTAGCAAATAGTTTTGAACCCCTTCAACTTTTAGCTGGTGGGACTGGGAACCCTTATGGGGTAAGGCTTGTGGGCTTTTTCCCTCTTTGGTTGCCCAGACCGATTTATTATGATGAATATATTAGTCTCAGTATCTCGTTTTTACGGTAGATAGGATACCATTCATACCCAAAGGACTGCTTGTCAAATGGTAAATTAGTTGAGAATTAATTTCAATAGTGCCAATGTCAAAAAGACCAGCTTCTGACCGTAGGCAAACCCTCTCCTTGACGTGGTTAGACTAACACCTGTATATACCATAACCGACAACAAAAACCCTACTAAAATCGTAGACCAATTTGAGTTTTTGTTTATAGCTAACGAGAATAATTCTCAATAACTGTCAAGAAGAGTGATAATTTTTACATGGATTTTTCTCTATACTAACCCTATCTAGCATTGGTTTTGATTTGCTAGAGATTCTCGGTAAAGTCTTTCTCGCTCTATCCAGAAACGAGCAGAAGGTATCCATAAAGCTAATTCCATTTTGTAGGCAATACGGATAGTAATTTCCGCTTTACCCTTTATTAGTTGATTAATAGTCTTTTTCGGCAACCCCATGCGTTGGGCGAGTTCCGATTGAGACATATTTCTTTCTTCTAGGATGTACGCAAGAGTTTCTCCTGGTGGTGAAACCCAATCAGGTGAGTATGTGTTCTCAGTAGTATTAGTCATCAGAAAAAAAGTTGTTGACAAATTTAAACTAATCGGTTATAATGAAATCGTAACTCCTTATTACTTAAGCCCTCTACTTGACCCTCTACCATATTAGAGGGCTTTTTTTTGGAACCTCAGACATATATTTAATAACTATACCGGTCTTTAATTATGTCTGATGTTTCAAATGCCCCTTTAATGGTGGTAGATTTTCGAGTTGCTGTGTATCAAATTTATTCTGAATATCAATTTATCAAAGCAAACTGCCCCCCAGAGACTGTGAAATCATGGTTAAAAGCGGCATGGGCTTTAAAATTAAACAGGGGCTATACTGGATTACCTTATTTTCCGCATACTGTGGTGGTAGTCGACGACAGTTCACCCTATTGGAGAAGCGATTATTTAAGAGAACGAGGATTTCCCGAATATAAAGGAGGAAGACCCACTAAAACAGATGAATGGTATGATGTCAATCAAGCTGGTATTGACTACATTCACGCACCTAACTCGCCCTTGCATTACCTTAAATTTGAAAAATATGAAGCAGATGATATAGCTTCGGCACTTGTCCGCACAAGTCCTAAACGTTTAATCTTTCTTCACACTATCGACTCGGATTGGATGGGATTAGTCAATGATGGTTGTCTCAATGCGAATTTTTCTTTAGACGAGGCAATTAAGGAACCATGGGTCGATACAACTGTTCAATGGGTCAGCATGGATAAATGGACACCTCGTTTTAGAAATGTAGAAGGAGTAATCGCTCACACACTCAAAAGGGAAAAAACCCAAATTGCTAACCCTACCCAAGTCTGGGATATTAAGGCTGAAAAAGGCGATAAATCTGACAATTTGTCAAAAGGTAGCCCTCTAGAGGTGATTAATCTGTTAAATCCACCACCTCAATACGATTTGCTCAATATCGCCCAATTTAAAACCCAAATAGTGCAAGTAGCAAATGCTGGTACACCTAACTCAAGTGTAAAGCATATCCAAAAAGCTCATCAATGGTTTTTGACTGCTGGACACCGTGTACCATTCTGGGGCTACTATGACTTTGTTCCAGACTTTTTGTAAAATCTTTGAAAAAGGGGTTGACAACTCGAAAAAAACCAGCTAATATAGGAAATATAGACAAAGCGACTAGGTTCTAGTTTAAGCCTCTACACCGCTCACGTCTAAGATGCAAGTTTTGCTGATTCTCGCAAAAATTAAAAATCAGACCTCAAAATCAACCAAACTCTCTCAAAACCTACTAATTATGTCCTACAACTCTGTCGTCAGTTATGATAAATTTGAAGCCCTACTTTCCTCGAAAAATTGGGATAAATCCTACGTCAACATTCCAAACTCGTCAATTGGAAATCTTCTTAAGTCCCAATTTAAATACATTTTTGAGTCCGTTGGAGAGGATTTCTCCGATAACGACTCAGTATTAACAGTACAAGCCGATAACGGTAATTTTAAACGCTTATTCAGCCCTACTGTGTATTTCGTCCCAAACGAGAAGCTTCGAGATTCTGCCTACGCTAAAAAAAATCCTAGCTTATTTGAATGTGATAGCACACCTGTTTCAGACGAAGAAAAAATCAAAGCAAAAACTCCAGAAGAAATCAAAGCTTATGAAGAGTTATTGCTGAAAGGGCGTAATGTTGGTGTCCGTATGGGAGCTAAACTTTTTGTTCCTCTATTAGCTTTTAAAGCCATAGAAGGTTGCGATGTGGCTTTAGACAACGGAGACATTGAGATTACCTTGCCAGAAACAGAACTGTTTCCCGAAAGTCTGACTGTCAAATTCAGTGTTCGTTACTCTGAACCTGACCTAGAGAAGCGGAAATCTCAAGAAGCATCTTTTAAACGGGCGTTTGCAAAGTATCTCAAAAACAACGAAAACAACTTAGGGGCTTTTCTATGTGAACCCCATACCGGTGGTGGTGGTGGTATTCCTCTCCGTGAGATGGACGAAAATTCTGTTCATACCGTAATAGGTTATGAATTTAAAGAGTCGGAAAATGGAGGTTTTTACATCCTTTCGTTAGACTCTGGCATTCGTGTCATGAGTAACAGAGCTTTAGCTACTACTTTGCGTGGAAACCCCATCATTTCTCGTGAGAAACCCTGTACTCTGCGGATTGCCGACAAGAAAAAGATGACCAATGGTAATTGGAAAGTAAATGTTGCTCTTCTAATTCCTGTGGAAAACTATCCGACTGATGATGGTTTTAATTTAGACTGGTAGTGCTAGTCTAGGGGTAGATTTAGTCTCTACCCCTCTTTGTTCCCCTTTTAGACCCTTACCCACCTTGTTTTTTCTATGTCTAATAACTTTGATTTTTCTGCTTACAATGGAGAGCAAGAAAACGAATGTACTTTATTGACCCGTAGCATCATCAATGCTCGTCGTCGCATTGAAAAAAATTTAGACTGTAACAATTCTCGTTTGGCTTCTCGCACCAGTCTATTAGACGCAGTTACCAATCTAAACTTGCTTCTAAAAGATATATTTGATACCTACGAAAAATTTGTTGAAAAGTCGGAATAGTTACCAGCTTAAAACGCTCAAACCCAAGATTAGTATATCTTGGGTTTTTAAAATGCTATCTGAAATTAGCAAGCCGCTTACTTTTAATCAACTAAAATCAAATTCTGAAATCCTTGCCGAATTGCAAACTTTACTCAAAGAAAAAGGATTTTATCATTTAAAAATTGACGGAGTTTGGGGTCAAGGAACTGAGACTGCTATTGAGTCTGTCGCTAAATTATTAAACCTTAATAATTTTGATAAAAAATTAATTGGTAAAACTTTTATAAGCAAATTAACAAGTTACAATCCTGAAAAAAATACTGAAACTGAATTGGATGTTAGCCCAATCACAGAAGCTGACATTTTAGCCTTATCCCAATCTTTAGTTATTGAATTAGCAACCATTAAAGCAGTTATAGAAGTAGAATCTTCTGGTTCTTGGGTACAAAAAGATGGGAAACCTATTATTCGCTTTGAATCTCATATCTTTAGTAGCCTAACTAATAATTTATACGATAAAGATTATCCTAAGATTTCCAGCAAAAAATACAATCCAAGTCTAAATTTATCGTCTTCCGAAAAAGAATATTCCAGATTAGATATTGCTAAAGATTTAAATGAAACAGCCGCTTTGAAATCTGCTTCTTATGGGGCTTTTCAAATTATGGGCTTTAATCATGCTCTTGTTGGATTTAAAAATGTACAAGATTTTTATGAAGCTATGTTCAGCCCTAAAGAGCAATTAAAAGCTTTTGGTCAATTTCTAATCAAAAACTCATTAGTTAAAACTTTAAGAATTAAAGATTGGAAAGGGTTTGCTTATTCCTATAATGGGTCTAATTACCATTTGCATAAACCCCCCTATGACGTTCGTTTAGCAAATGCTTATCAAAAATTTAAATAACTTGACAAAATTACTCCTATGGCCTATTATGGGTAACATATTAAGTTAAGGAGTTTGTTTCCATGCCCAGAAAAAAAGCATCCTCTAACAACGTGGACAAATTTAACCACCCAGAGTATAATAGCCAAAATCACTTAAAAGAGGTCGAAGATACAGAAGATTTAGGGGATAACTATCTTAGTGACTATGATAAATATGCAGAAGGTATTCGGGTATTAAGTTCTTTAGGTTATACTTTCATTCCCCATTCTAACCCTGACTGTGTTGGACACAGGGTTTATGTCGATACGCCTTTCACCCTGATTTCTAAAGATGGTAAAACAATTACTGATGTTAACCCGCCAAAAAATTTTAAATGGCGTAAAAGAATTAGCCTTGGTGATGATTTACCTTTATTGTCTAATGCTTATTGTGCTATTCGTTCTCAATGTGGTAAATCAGTTGGTGATTTTTGGAAACCTATGGTAGAGTTAGGTGGTGATAAACGAAAAGCCATTTTTAATCTTGCGTCCCTTTTTCTTGATGCTGAAAAGTTTAATTCCCGTCAAAAGTCTGATAACTTAATCAGTCTTACAGGGGGCGATGGAGGTTTATATGTTGTCCCCCTAAAGTCTTGGTTTGACTCACGTTTTGATTCCATTTCTATTGACGACCTTTTATACCTTTTTCCCTCTGCTGAATCTAAAATGCTTCAGTACATCATTGGGCGGATTTTTGTGGGGCGTGGGGGTACAAAATCCGTTGAGGGTATTGTCGTTGAACATAAAGCCCGTTATATGGGTATAATTACTGGCGAACCTCGTTTAGGCAAATCAACCTTTTTAGACGCTATATCCGAAGCTATTCAATCTTTAGGCTTTGAAACTACTACCATTTCTGAGTCTAGCGGTCGTTTTGGTTGGGCTGAAATTGCCAGCAGTCATTTTACGTTTATCGATGACTTAACCAAAGAAACCCAACGTCGTATTATTTCTTCTGGCAAAATTAAACAGATTGTTTCTAACAATGTTCTCAAAACTGAAAATAAGGGTGAAAGTGCTGTTAACACACAATCCCAGACCGTAATTATTGCTAGTAGCAATTCTTTCAATCTTCGTGATTTCTATAACGCTGACTCTGGCATTCAAGACAGAATAAAAATCTTAGAAATTAAAACTAAGGCTGAACTTTGTAAAGACAAATCTTTACCTTATCAGGTTGACGAAACTTGTCCTTTTAACCTTCATCGACATTGGCAATTTATTGCTGATAAGTACAATGTTTCTTATGAGTCTCTCATTTATTGGCTGATTTACCTTTGTGTTCAAGAATTTTTGTCTGTTGTGGGCTATACTGAGGAAATTCCTCTTTTTCAACCTGAGAAATTTCCAGATATTGATGAAGAGACTTATAAACATCTTCTGCGCTCTATATCTCCTACTTTGAAAAAGACTAAGCCTTGTTCTCTTTATAAGACTGTCGAAGACTTAGAACGCAATTTCCGAATCCAAACTATGACTTATTCTACTCAAGCTTTAGTTTACTTTTGGCGGTTTTGTCTCATTCTTTTCACTTATAACATCGAAAAGAAACCATCTTTACCCCCTCCTGTTTTTGACGTTAATTTTCTTATTCACTTTTTAAAAGCTCATCAAGCTTTTTATTCCCCTGAATTTGAACCCTTACGCACTTTTCTAGAGGCTGATTATTACTCTAATAACTCTCCTAAATGGCATCCTTATTCCGTGTTTTTAGAGGTTAACGGCACTTGTATCTCTCAAGCTATTTTGAAATGTCTTGAGGCTGAAAATCTTTATTACCCTCCTGCTAAAATGGTAGAAATTAGTTTAAATTTTTTTACTTCTTCTAAAGGGTTTGAACTTCGTAAAGATTTACCTATCATTATGGAATCTTATTCCTTAGCTTCTGCTCATGACTCCTTTTTTGTTGACTTAACTTCTCATCTTTTTTATAAACAACCAGCCCTCTTTGAATTAGTTCAAAAGGCTAAAAGACAAGTCCAATCTCGATAGGTACGGAGGTTTTTATGCGTCCCAGAGGCTATGGTAAAAAAGTCACAGCTAAATCTTTTATGTTGCGAGATTTTGATAACTTGTCCCTTTCTGCTATTCAATCGGAAATTACCGACAAATCCTCTTTTATTAAAGTTCATAAAGAATTTGAACTTTTTGTCTTAACCAATGTCCTTCCTGTTGGTTATACTTGCTCTCATCATCTCCAAATCTACAATCTTTTAAAATCCCTTCTTCCTCTCTTCAATCCTCCCAAATCTAACGCTACTTCTGCTCAAGGTCTTAATAAAGCTATTCTCCTCGCTTTGGGTAGTACCTTGACCAGTCTCAAAAACCTTCCTTTTTCTGATAAGGCTCCCAATTCTTCTCCTAACTCTGAAACAATGGCTTTATCTCAGAAAATAGTCTCCCAACTTGACTATTCTCTTAAATACTCTATCTTTTTTCTGAATCAATACGACTCTTGTTATCAGGCTACTCAGTCTTTTGATTTGCTCTCTTATTCACCCTTTTGGAAACTTTTCAACTCTGAACTTTCTCTCTCTCGTTCTGCCTATCTTGACCATTCTTTATCTCTTTGGTCTTCACTTTCTCTTTTTTATCTCCAATGTTTCAACTCCGTTATTTCTTTTTCTCAGTCAAAATTTAATCTTCCTTGCCCTCTCGAAGGTTTATTTTCTCATTTTGCTCACAATCTCAATCAGGGTAATTCCCTCTCTTCTTTGATTGACGCTTGGCAAGTCCATTTGAATCAGGTTTCCCAAACTTCCTTTTTCTATAAGACTCCTAATCTTAACAAATGGTCTTCTTATCTTGAAACTGATTCTTGGGGTTCCTCTTTTTATGATGGGCATAACATTTCGGATTTGCTATCTGAAGCTTTTCCTTGGTTCATTAACAAATCCTATGCACCAAGTGCTATTGTTTCCCTAAAATCCCCTCGTACTCATAAATATCTCAAGGAATGGGCTAACTCAAAATCTTTTTCAACTTGCTCTTTGCCCGATTTTGAACCCTGTCCTCATCTCTCTGGCTTGCTTTCTTGCATTTTGGATTTTTAAATTTTCTCTCCCCCCCTAAAAAACTTATGGAACGTAAACTTGCAACCTTAGAAGTCATCAAAGACATTCAACCTATTCCCGGTGCTGACAATATTGAAGTGGCTACTGTCCGTGGTTGGAAAGTCGTAGTCAAAAAAGGTCTATTTGAAATTGGTAGCCTTTGTGTTTATTTTGAAATTGATTCTTTTCTACCTGAACTTCCAGAATTTGAGTTTTTGCGGAAGTATTGTTTCGCAACCTTAAACACTGGTGAAAAAGGTTTTCGTATCAGAACCGTTAATATGAGAGAACAATTAAGTCAGGGTCTAGCTTTGCCTTTATCTCACTTATCTAACTTTTTCTTGACTTCTAAGACTTTTACAATTGGTACAGACCTCACTAATTTATTAGGTGTCAAAAAATGGGAACTCGATGTATCTGCTTATTTACATGGTGATATTTTAGGCTATTTCCCTTCTTTTGTCCCTAAAACTGACGAAGAACGCATTCAAAATTTGAGTGAATTATACCCTTTACTTCGTCAAAAATCCTTCAATGTTACCGAAAAACTAGACGGCACTAGCTTTACTGCTTTCTACTACAACGATACTTTTGGTGTCTGCTCTCAAAACCGGGAATTAAAGGAATCCGATACCAACATTTATTGGCAATTTTTTCACAAGTATAAAATTGGTGATTTCCTAAAATCTTTACCATTCCCCTCCGCTATTCAAGGCGAAATTGTTGGGGGTAAAATTCAAGGCAATCCTTACAAACTTCCAAACTATCGGCTTTATGTTTTCAATTTGATTAACCTTGACAATCAAAAAAGATTAGACATTTTTTCCCCTGCTAACCATTCCCTATTGTCCAATGCTGGACTTGATACAGTTCCTCTACTATTTAGTGACTTTTTTCTACCTTCTTCCCTTGATACTTTAATTGCTTTTTCCTCCGGTCACTCCCTTGTTAATCCTAATACTACTCGTGAGGGTCTGGTTCTCAGAAACTTTGAAAATTCCTACACCAGTTTTAAAGTTATCAGCAACAATTTCTTGCTAAAACAAAAAGATTGAACATAGGATAGTTGATTCAAGCTAGTCTTCCTACAATAAATTGGAAGACTTTTTTTAGTTTAAATTTTAATCTTAGTTTTGGGTTGACATTTTTTTTCTTTGTGTTATAATAACTTTATTCTCTAGAGGTTTTAAACTATGCCTAATAGTCTTGTAGCGTTTCAATTTGATACCCACGAAATCCGAGTAGTCCTTATCGGCGATGAACCGTGGTTTGTCGCCAAGGATATTTGTGATGTACTAGAACAACCTAGCATTTCTAAAGTTCTATCTCGTTTAAAAGACTATGAAAAGGGTCTGCACAGTGTGCTTACCCTTGGTGGAAACCAAGAAATGGCAATCATTTAAGAGTCTGGACTTTATCGTTTAGTGTTAACCAGCCGCAAACCTCAAGCAGAACCATTTCAAGATTGGGTAGTACAGGTAGTCCTTACCGCTATTCGCAAAACTGGTAGCTATTCTGTTCAATCTCCACCGCAAACTACCCAGCCTCAACTTCCTAGTGAAGAAAAAGCTGTGAAGGTAGCTAAAGCGGTCGCTGAAATCCAAAATCTGATTTCTGACAACAACCCCCGATTGGCACAGTTTTTGATAGACCACGCTATTTCTGATTTAATGCCAGCCAGTAATAGCTTAACTGGTATTAAATTAAAAGGGGTCGCCGAAATTGCTGAATCTTTAGGTTTACCTGTTAACTTGAAAAATCGTTCTTCTTTAGGGAAATTTGTCAAAAAAACTTGTGAACATCTTTCCCAACAAGAAGAACGATTAGTTAACGGACAACAACGAAATGTTGCTTGCTACCCAGAAGATGACCCTGAAGTAATTGATGCTATCAAAGCTTTTTTTAGTTAGTTAGTTTGAATTTTTAATTTTTTGCCTTCTTTAACTTAGAAGGCTTTTTTTTCGCTCAAATTAAAGATAAAAAGAATATATTAAATTTAGACTTAATTTTTAGGTTTTTAATTTTTCTTGTGCTATAATGTATTTGTATATTCTCAAGAGAGGTTTTTTATGCTTAATTTACAATCAATCAATGACTTTCTACCTGATTTAGAAATAAGTTTTGGCGTGATTGATTTGCCAAACACGGTTGATATGGACGCTCAGGGAACTGCACAGGTAATTGTCACCAATCAAGGACAAGGAATCGCCAGTGGTTCCATTACTGTCAACCTGTACATTTCTACTGACGGTCAGATTGACAAAAACGATGCCTTACTCACCAGTGTCAGCACAAACTTGAACCTAAACGCTGGACAGTCAGTCACCTTAGACTTGACGTATAACAACAACACTTCAGTCATCGCTCTAGGGGCTTACTTTCTCATTGCTGAAGTTGACGCAAATAACCTAATTGCTGAACAACTGGAAACTAATAATGTTATCAGTAAATTAGTATCGGGACGCAATACTAATGTCGTAATCAACTGGAATGCAATTGCTTTAAATGCGATTCAAACTGAGGGAAAAGCGGGGCGGGGAGTTGCGCCAACCGTAGGTTCTCGCTTAATGGCACTGGTTTCTACTGCCGTTTATGATACGGTCAATGCCTTCAACACTTTATATCCCTCTTACGCTGTAAATGTGAACGCACCAAAAAATGCCTTGTTAGAGGCATCGGTAGTCGGGGCGGCTTATCGAGTTCTTTCTACTCAATTACCTAAACAAAATAGCTTGTTCTTACAGCAATTATCCAATTCTCTGGCAGAGATTCCGGACAGTAACATTGCTAAAAAACGTGGGTTTAATTTTGGTATTTTAGTAGCCGATCAGAGCATGAATTTACGGGCTAATGATGGTTCTAACGACAATACGCCTTACACTCCACCGTCTGGAGACTACGTTTGGAAGCCAGAAGCAGAGGGACCCACTGCGGGGGTAGCAGTCGGTGCGAACTGGGGGGGAGTAGATACTTGGGCAATTGGTGACATTGACCAGTTTGTATCGGAAAATAATCTTGATGTGACTCTTGAAGGCCGTCCCGACATAAATCCTACATTGTATGCCGAAGAAATTGAAGAAGTTCGGCTCTACGGCGGATTGCAAAACACTGCTGTCACTACCACTTTACGCAATGCAGACCAAACAGAAATGGCTATTTTCTGGGCTTATGACCGGGCTGATACCTTCCGTCCCTACGGTCACTTAAACCAAATTGCTCAAGAAATTGCCGTCAAAGAGCGTAGTTCCCTAGAAAAAACTGCCAGCCTATTCGCCGCGTTAAATACCGCACTAGAGGATGCAGTAATCATCGCTTGGAAAGAGAAATACACTGAACTGCAACCTCGCCCTGATGACATAATTGCCGGAGGATTTGCAGCTAATGACGGGATAGCTTCTAC